TTGTCAAGCTTGTCAATTAGATAAATATTTATCTCCCGAAGTAGCGAGTTTATGGTCGAGCGGTAATATATGAATTTTTTCAGAAGGTCGTCGGTCGGTTCGGAATTATTCCTCAAAGCCGCCGCAATATCTACGATAGCGAGCAATGATTCGGCTGATTCGTTGAGGTAGGTTTTACATTTGAGCCTATGTGGACAAAAAATACAATGAGCGCCCGCCACTTGCTCCGGATTATCGCTTTTTGCCCTTTCAATTGCGTGTATAACCTTATTATCGAAAAAATCCTTTATATCTTCAACCTTGAATCTTGCCTCTTTAACCATTGGCGAAGTTTCGGGCTGGAATATAACAAGATTTACATATTCGGCGTCCGGGTTATATTCTGTAAGAGCCAAATAGCCATATATTTTTAACTGCGAACTTGTAGGATCCACAGGAAACGAACCGCTTTTAAAGTCGATAACTTCTATTACGCTTCCGCTTACCACTACAGCGTCGGGCGTGCCAAATATATCTCCTACCCCGATAGTCTTTTCAAGTATAATATTGTTCCTTTCCTTATTAATGTAGCGAGTTATCAATTGTGCGTATTTTTTAGCTATCAAAAGCTCTTCACTTGTGGGCTTTCGGAATTCGCCTTTTTTGCCGTCGAGTTCAAGTCTCATATTTTGGAGCGTAGGTATTATAGCTGGTTCTTTGCCTTCTATCGCCAACTCCGCGGCTTTTTCGCAAAGAGTATGCAATGCGGTTCCCCGGTCGGCTTTTGTATGGTCGCCCCACGTCCGAAAACTTGAATCTTTTACGGAATAAGGGCAATTAAGCCACCTATCCGCCCCGCTTGGTGAGAATTTACAATGTTTTTTCATATTTTACTCCTTTCCGCCCTTTAGGGCTTTAATTTTTATATTTCACTCCGTCATAAAACTATTTTCCGATAATTGTCAACCAATTGTTTCAAATTTTTATTTTCTGCCTCAAGTTTTTTTATTTTTTCTTTAAGTTTTTCTTTTTCCCTTTCGAGTTTTTCAATCAATTCCAAGTGTTTCCTCATACTCTACTCCTTTCCGCTCTTTTGAGCTTCAAACCTTTGCTTTATTATTTCGCAGTATTTTTTCTCGAGCTCAATCCCTATCCAACGTCGGCCGAGTTTCTCCGCGGCTAATAATGTAGTCCCACTGCCAGCGAATGGGTCGAGGATTGTTCCTTCGTATTCTTCTATAATTTCCGCCAATAAACTGATGGGTTTTTCAGCGATATGTGTCAATTTTGTAGGCGCTATTCGTCTATGGCGCAAAATATTTCCTTTATTTTTGCTTCTTAATACGCCTTTATTTTTTCCTTTAACGCCGTATAAAATGAATTCGTGATTAGGGCGCCAATTATAACCCATTCCGAACCACATTTTATCCCACACGAGGCAATTTTTTAAGGTATAATATTTTTTAAAAACGGGCATAATTTTATCAACTTCCGACCAACCAGCGAATAGATACAAAACATCTGATAAATTCGCGGCAAGGGGTAAAAAATGCGAAATTATATCGACGTTTTCGTCGTTTGCTATTTTTATCCCGTTGAATTTACTTGTTTTCCGTTGGGCTTTTAGACTTATGCCGTAAGGTGGATCCGTTATTATTGCGTCTATGCTCTTATCTTTTAATTCAGCCATAATTTCGGGGCAATCCCCGCAATAGAGAGCTCCTAATTCCGTTTTAAAGTATTCTTTCATATTTTACTCCTTTCTCTTAAAATTTTCGTTATTATTTGTCCGATTGTTTCGGCGTTAGCCTCACATTCGAACTTTTCGCCATTAAAATATATTTCGGCTTTTAATTTTCCGTCGAAATTATCGAGCCACACGGTAAACTGGTATTTTTCATAAAGCCTCATAGATAGCTCCTTTCCGCCTATAATATCATTTTACCTTATGCGACCGTATTTGTCAAGTATTTTCTATCGGATAAGCCTATAAATTTAAGGATATCCGCCTCTTTTCGATACAACGCCTCAGCTACTTTCTCATCTATTGTTCCGGGTATTACAATATACTGAATTAAAACGTTATCTTTTTGCCCTATTCGGTGGATTCTATCTTCAGCTTGAAATACATTTGCCGGCGTCCAATCAAGCTCCGCAAATATGGCAATTCTTGCCCTCGTGAGCGTTATTCCCACGCCCGCCGCGGTTATACTTGCTACTAAAGCGTCTATTTTTCCGCCTTGAAACTTGTCGACAATAATTTGTTTTTCGTCCGAACTCATACCGCCATATAAAACGTCAGACGTGTAGCCTTTTTTGCGAATCTCCGCCGCTATTCGCTCAATAACGTTTCTATGGTGAGCGAATATAACGACAGGACGGCCATCGGATTCCATAACTTCTAAAACGTGCTCCACTACGGCTCCTGCCTTTGCCTCTCCGATAAGACGACGCAACGTTGCGAGCGGCATTTCCTCGTCGTCCGTGGCTTCTATTATGGCTTTGATTTGCGATTGTTTTACGCTTGAAAGTGGGATTATTTGTATTGTTTTTTCGGGCAATTGTGTTAGAACTTCGCTTTTGAGCCTGCGAATAAATCCGACCCCTTTTAATCGCTCTACCAGTTCGTCCTCGTGCTTAACGCCGTAATATTTGTCGACGTATTTTATTCGCCCGTTTCCAATATGGAGTTCCAATAAATCGTGATGAACATAACGGCGGCGGAAGTCGACATATTTCCCCAAAACGCCGATTTTTAGGGCGTTCGCCAATGGATAGACGTCTAACGCCGAGTTTTTGTAGGGCGTTCCCGTGATAAATATTTTCGATTCTGCCTCTATTTTCTCTATGTTTCTATTTCCGAGGATGTATTGTGTGCGTTGTGCTTGCAAATTTTTGAGATAATGGGCCTCGTCGCAAATTAGAACGCCCCATTTTTTCGAAGTTGTTATCCAGTGCATTGATTTAGCCTTCGCGTAATTCATAATAAGAATATTGGCGCCGAGCAAACGCCTTATCGCTTTATCACTTTTCGGGATTGACTTTGCCACTTCGATTTTCTTATTCGCAGCCCATTCTCCGCCCCACTTGACAACTTCTCGATACCAATTTATCAAAAGGTTAGCTGGACAAATGATAAGAACCGAGTCAGCGTTTTTCAAGCGACAAAACTCAATGGCTTGAACCGTTTTGCCGAGTCCCATTTCGTCGCCCAAAATTCCGCCGTTATACTTAATTAAATGAGCTACGCCTTCTTTTTGATATGGGAATAACTTTTCATTCATCATAACTTACTCCTTTCCGCCCTTAAATTTCAAGGCTTTTAAGTTTTTCGATAGTTTCTTTATCTTTTACTACAACGCTAATATTTCCGAATTTTCGGTGCTTAAAATGGTCTACGCTTTTCAAAATCAGCGAACGCCCCGTCGTCGTAAAAAATAACGGCGGCAATGGCGCTGATGTTAATTAATGCCTCGTTTCCGTTTACGTATGCTTTTACAAATTTTTTCATTGTTCTTTTCCTTTCTATATAACTTCGTCTAATTTGAGCAAATAAGCAGCGAGCATACCAATAGCCCACTTTGCCACGTGCTTACCGTTTCTTTCAAATTCAATCCAACCGCTATTGTGGCTTGTTCGATAAACTTTGCCGCCAATAGTGATTTTTAGCTTTTGTTGCGGTCGGCGGGTGCTTTCGATAATTGTCTCTTTCTCTTTGATTTTGTAGTAGATTCTCATTTTAAACTCCTTTCTGCCCGTCTGTGCGGGCCCTTTTTTTCTGGCAGCCCTAAAATGGCTATGCGGGGCTTTGCGCCCCGCGTGTTTTTCTTATTTCCACTCGCAAAAAGTCAAATCGCCGTGCTGATGGGTAAGAATATTTCTAAAAGTCTTTTCGGCTTCGTCTTTTTTGTCTGTTTTGACGTCGATAGTATTCCTCTCTACAAATTTTAAGTTTTTATCGTCGTCTTGTTCATACCTTTTGAACTTAAATACCACCATTGCCTCATCTTTTAACAGAACTTTTTTGTAGATTATTACTTTTTTCATATCGTTTCTCCTTTCCGCCCGTCTGTGCGGGCCCTTTGGTTTTTTTATGGTATTAAAGTTAGGGGGTTATCCCTTAACCTTAAATCCGTCGCAACCTACCGGGCGACCTTGCTCGTCGCGCACAAGGTTACCCGGTGCGATTACGTCCGGACGGTCGGTTGCCTCAAACACAAGCCCGGAAACGATGTATACAGTTCCGGGTTGCGGTTCTGGCAACCCCTCAACCGCGCCATATTTGGCACGATAAAGAGGTATGCCACCGTCCATATCGGCGACTTTTTCATAGGTCACCGATACGCGGGCAACCGTTCCGGAAGGTTCAAATGTCCTTCCGGAGTTTACCTCTTTAATAGCGTGCGGGGTGAGATTTATCATCTGCACGCTATCAGCCGGCTTCTCTTCCTCTTCTTCGGAAGTGGAAGCGTCGGCAACTTCCAGTTCTTCCGAGAGCTTGCCGGTGGACTTTCGATAGTATCCAGCGTCCACACGGTCAAGCCCTATTTTTTTTGCCTTGCTTTCGAGTTCGTCGAAGGCAAGGCTGAGCTTTTTAGCAAACTCAACCAGCTGGTCGATTGCCTGCTGGTCGAGGTCGCAAGAGAATTCCTTGCCGTTGTCAACAGCGTCGGCGATGGCGCTGTCGATTTTTGCAAGAAGTTCTCTTGCAGTTTCTTGGGCTTGGCAGGTCATTTCGAACCAAGCCCAAAGCCCATTGGCAACCGCCTTTTCTTTGTCAGCGGTCGCCTTCCTGAGAAAGTAGGCGTCGTCCGGGTCTTCCGGGTCGCCTACCATATTTTCTACAACCCGGCGGCATTCGTTATACCACTTCGGGTCGTATTTAGCCAAAAAAGAAAGATAAGGATAAAACCCGAAGGTTTCCCTTATCTTCCTTTCTTTTTTGAGACTATCCGCTACCGCTTCGAGGTAGCGGATATCCCCATTATATACTCTTTCGTTTATTTCATCTTTATAAATACCTTGCATATTGCCCCCTTAAATTTTTTTATTTTTTTATCCCTCTAATTATATTATACCATATTTTCGAATGAGAGTCAAGGGTAAAAATAAAAAAATTTTAGGCAAGTGGTATTTACCACCCGCCCAAAGTCGTATTTAGTTGGTAGACAATGTTATTCTGTTATCAATACATTTCTAAAATCTACGCCGTCTTTTTTCCTACGGCCGATTTTAGCTCCTTCAAATATCGACAAGAGCCTATTTTTGTATTCCTGCTTCGCTTTTCGTTTTTTAATCAACGCCATTTGCGTCTCTTTTTCCGATTCGTCGAGTTTTTCGCTTTCTATCAAGGAATCCACAAAAGCCTCGAACAATTCGAATATTAAAACCATTTCGTTATTTGCTACATATTCCTCGGAAAATTCTTTAAAATCCTCGAAAAATTCGTCGAATATGAATACTTCGTCCGCGGGGTCTACGTCCTTCATAATTCCGCGGCACTTGAGATAAAAAGACGATATTTCCTTATTCTTATTTTCATATTTGCCTATATTTACGGAAACACGCTCGAACAATACATTTTCAAGGGTTATTGGTTCGTAGTTATCTTTTACGCAGGACAACTTAAAATAATCTTTACTATTTATGCCCAACGCCGCCGCTTCTTTTTTCGTAAGTGATTCCAATACATACGCCCGCCGTGCGTTATCAATTAAAGCCGAGGCCCCTCTCGCAAGGTCTATAGTCTTTTTTCCTTTTGCATTCTTTGCGGCGTGATGTATTGAAATAATGGCGCAATTGGCCTCTTTTGCTATATATCGGAGTATTTTCGACAATTCGCCCATTGCCCCGTTGTCGTTTTCGTTGGCAGTGTGTAAATACTTGAGCGGGTCGAAAAATACGATTTTAATTTCATTTCTAACAAGCGAATCCAAAAGGCGATTAACTACCGCATAATCCACTTTATAGCCGCTCTTATCCGATTTTATCAAAGAAAACATATTAAGCTCATCTGTGCTTGAGAAAAACATATTTCGGCGTATTTTTTCTTTTATTTCGGCCGGCAATTCGTCGCCCCATACGCCCTTAAAAAGCGCTTGTAATCTTTGGCGTGTTCGGGCGGCGTCGTCTTCAATATTAGCAAGCCATACCCTTTGCCCGCCGTTTAATTCGTCGTTGCTAATAAAAGGTAAATCGTCGAAATTTTCGCCCGTGGCAACCATAACGCCGAGATATAAAGAAAGAGCCGATTTTCCTATTCCGCCGCGGGAGCTAATTATTGTCAAATCCCCGTAGGACGCGAAAAAAGGCAGGACAACTTCGTATCTAAATTTTGTGTCGAATATTCCGAACTCGTCCGCTCCGAATATAAAAGATTCCTCGTTTTCTATGGCGTCAAATTCTATTTCGGGAATTATATCTCTTATGGTTAGCCCGACGGACTTTTGCCCCGCGGCTTGCGAACGCGAGGACACAAGGGCAAGGCGGGATAATATTTTCTTATGGATTGACTCGGGCGTTAGCTCCCCGCTCGTATCGCCTTTGTCGCCTTTGTTTATATTGTTAATAAGCGTCTCCACTTCGCCCGGCGGCAGATAATCAAGCAAAGCGTCAATTAGCTCAATCGTATCATTGTTCCCGTGCCCCGTTCCGTGCTGCAAACTCTTTTCGGAATTCCTCATAAAAGCGTCGATTATAATATTAGCTTTTGCGAGGCCGTATATTAGCTCCTCATTTGTCAATTTTGCTACTTTAAAGCCCTTGTATTTATCGTCTATCAATTCGTCGGGCAGAGTCTCGCGCTCCCTTGAAAATTCCATAAGCCAATCGGGCGCCGTGGCTATTTCGTGGTCGTCAATAATTTTATACTCGGCGCCGTTCGGTGCTAAAACATAGCCCTTGAATTTCAAGTCGACGTCGTCAACAATTTGTTTCCGGAATTCAAGCGACTTCCAATCGGTCCCGCTCGGCAATCTAAAATAATAATGCCTTCCGCCCGTCTGGGTTTCGACCGTTAAAGTTTTTGGCAAGTGGTAGTTATTGGACTTAAGAAACAATTTAAAATTTTCAATGCCGTTTTTCTTTCCGTTTTTGTGGTCTACGTCGACAACGATTAAATTTTGATAAGCGCACGGCACCCCGAAAAATCGGCTCCCGCTCGCTTTCAAATCGCTCAAGTTATCAAGCCAGTTTTTTGGGTCAAGCCAGCTCCCTTTTACTTTCGGGCGCCTTGACTTGTCGGCGACAAATAGTTTTAATTTTTCTCTTTTAATTAGGATTTGTAATGATTCTTTTAGATTCATACGCGTTCTCCTTTATCAAGTTTTTAGGACTTCGTCCGCCCTTAAATTCATTATACCAAATTAAAACAAAAAATCAAGGCGTCAATTTTAAAATTTTTTTGTCGCCTTTTTGACGCCTTTTTAAAATTCGATTGCGGGACAAATAAATATAACGGCGTCAAATAGGTTTTTGGAATTTTTTAAGGCGACAAGTAGTATTTATTTGCGACACAATGAAATACAAAGACAAAATCAAGGCGGCGACAATTATTTTTCCTATATATATATATTTTTGACGCCACCTTCTCGGAGTCGAAATGGGCTGTAAAGTAATTCGCCTCTCCACAAAAAACCCCGTAAATCCTTTAGGGATTTTACGGGGATTTTTTGAGATTCGGCGATTACTAACAGCCATTAAGCCAAGCCACAAGCCCACAAATTTGGCGCCCCTTATATAAATAAGCTTGTTAGAAAGATAAACCCACCTGACGCCGAGTTTTTGTCGCCTTTAAGTAGGTTTGTTCGTTATTTGCGCATTCGCGCCCTTATATAATAAGTTTATCTTTGTGTTTTTAGTGGTTATTCGCCCGTCAGAATGGTTTTTATAGGCTGGGTAGTATAATTTATCATCTCGGCTTTTAAAAATGCGTTAGAGAGGCTAATATGGGCTTAACTAACTTTTGCTACATTCCGCACCTTCTTTTTTTATTGAACCCCTTGACCCTGCCCTTTTAATTTGGTATAATATAACAAAGGCCCCGAATATAAAAGAGCGTTCTCCTTCAAAAGCTCTTTTCCGCCCTAACAACTCGGGGTCTTTTTAAACGGATTCGTCCATTTTTTTAGTTCATTCATCATTTGCCCGCTTGTATTTCGATACGGCGGGCTTTTCTTTTTGCATTTTTAGTGGTTATTCGCCCCGTAGAATGGTTTTTAAGGGCTGGGTAGTATAATTTATCATCTCGGCTTTTAAAAATGCGTTAGAGAGGCTGTTATGGATTTTAGGATTTTATTTGATTTTTCATTCCGAGTTAGTTATAATTATTACAAGGTCCACGACGGGGTCTCTTTTCGGCTACTTGGGCTCGGATTGCTTAAATTCGGGCCCATTTTTTATTTGATTTTTCGCTTGTTATATGGTATAATTATTTGAACGATAGCCGAAAGGAGCGTTTTTTATATGGGAAAAATGAGCAAAAATAAAGGTAAACGAGGCGAGCGAGAAGTGGCGAAAATACTAACGGCCGCGGGTTTTTCGGCCCGTCGCGGCGTTCAATACAAAGGCACGCCCGATAGTCCCGACGTTATAGCCGAAAATTTGCCTATTCCGTGCCATTTTGAAGTTAAAAGGACGGAAACTTTATCTATTTATAAAGCCTACGAACAAGCGAAAAGCGATTCAGGCGCAGATGAAATGCCGATAGTATGCCACAGGCGCAATCGGCAACCTTGGCTCGTGATATTTTCGTTCGGTGATTTTATAAACCTTTTGAAATATATTGAAACCTTGGAGAAGGAGCGAAAAAAATGAGCGCGAAAAAACCGCACGGAAACACAAAATACGACTGGGACAAAATCGACGATATTATGCGGGCTTATGCAAAGCTCGGAATAATCGGCGTAAGAGCGCTAAGTAAGCTCCTCGGAATACCACAAGGCACAATTGAAAATCATTTGCGCTCTAACCCCGCTTTGAAAGATGAGCTAAAAATGATTTCTTCGGAAACCGACAAATTGCTTATATTTCAAGCGATTAAGCAGGCCGAGAAAGGATACTGGCCCGCTATCGAGTGGCTATTGAACCGAAAGATAATCCGCGTCCTTGATTTGCTTGAGGAAGAAGAAAAGATAGAAAACGGCCAAAAGATTATAATTGAATTCGTGGATATTGAAACGACTAAAAAGAAACAAAAGAAAGTTAAAGTCAGAGGCAAAAAAGACGAATGAGACAAAGAATCGAGCTATTTCCAACCCAAAGAGCTTTTATTGAGTCCAGCGCGTCTTTAGCGGCTTTTATTGGTGGTATTGGGTCGGGCAAGACTTTTACTGGCGCCGTATGGCTTTTACGTTTGGCGCTTACGGCCGGGGAACCCCTAAATTTTTACGCCTGCTCGAATACTTATCCCCAGCTAAAAGACGCACTTTACCCGAAATTCTTTGGTTTTCTCGGACAATGGGGGCTTCGAGAAGGTTTGCATTATACATTTAATAAGACCGACAAGGATTTAAAGTTTTTCAACGGCTCTGTTATTATGTTCCGAAGTCTCCAAAATTTTAATATGCTACGAGGAGCCGAGGCCGCGGCCGCTTTAATTGACGAGGCGAGGGACGCTCCCGAAGAGGCAGTAAATGTAATTATCGGGCGTTTGCGACAAAAGGAAAACGCCCAGCTAAAAATCACGACAACTCCAGCGGGTTTCAACTGGATTTATGATTGGTATATGGACGGCCGATTAGACGTTTATCGAATGCCTACCGAGGAAAACACAAAACTCCCAAAATCATACATCGAACATTTGAAAAATCAGTATAGCGGCGACTTCTTAAGACAGGAGCTTTTCGCGGACTTCGTCAATTTCGGCGGGAAGCTTGTCTATAACGAATTCAGCCGCCGAAAGAATATTTTTGTTTACAAGGGCGACCTTGGAGACGACGAGCCCGTCTATGTAGGCCTTGATTTCAACGTTGACCCATTTTGCGCCGTGGCGGCTTTCGAGCGAGACGGCGTTTTTTACTTCTTTGATGAAATAGTTTTGCGGGGGCTTACGATAGCCGATATGACGCGGGAAATTCATAGACGCTATGGCAAAAGAGGCAAAAGACCAATTTATATCTATCCCGACGCGTCCGCGAGGAATAGGAATGTAGCCAAAATGACGACTATTCTTTATGATTTGCAACGCTCATTTGGAACCGACCGAGTGCGTTATTTTTCGTCTAATCCCCGCGTAGTCAACCGAATACAAACGACGAACAATTATTTAAGGGATAAAAAGATTATGATAGACGAACGCCTCGAAGTCTTAATTCGGGACCTTGAGCGCGTAAAATATAAAGAAACGGGAGCGATGGAAATTGATAAATCAGACGCCCAGCTAACACACGCGAGCGACGCTTTGGGCTATTTGATATATTATGAGAGCGTTAAGAACAAAAATGTCTGGAGGCAAGAATGATTGAAATTCTTTTCAAAGAGCACATTACGGCTTTACGAGGGGTAGTGGATTCCGCCCGTCGTGAAAGGGCGCAAGTCAAAAAAGATTATTATGAGGGAAAATTTATAGATTACAAAGGTGAAATACTCGGAAATCACTTTAAAAACGCAGATAGAATAGCGCCGTCCTTTGAATACTTAAATATCCTTGAATACTTTATAAACAAAAGAGCGCGAATTCTTAAGAGAGGCGTTGATATCCGCCTTGAAAAAAGCGACGAAATATTTTCAAAGTGGGCTACGGATTATTCAATTATTGCGAAGTTAAAACAATTCGAGCGCTATGTCGAGCTTTTGGGTATGGTTGCAATTCGCTTTTTCAAGGATAACGGCGAAGTTAACTTTGAGATGATAACGCCGAATAGATTTTATGTAGCAACTGACCCGGACGATAGCTTAAAACCAGTGCTTTTCATTTGGCAACGACAGAACTATACCGAAATCGTGCCGCAGGAAATTCAATATTACGCCTATGATTCCGAAAATTTTTATATTTTGAACGAAAGCGGCCAAGTGTTATCGAGCGAGCCCCACGGCTACGGCGTTATTCCGGTTGTGTTTATGTATTCGAAATATAGAAGCGATGAGTTTTATGTGGAGTCGGACGAGGATTTGAGGATAGCTCAAGATAATATAGCTGTCTGGTTGACTTCTATAAACTATCTTGCGAAATACCAAGCCTTCAGCCAGCCGGTAGCTAAAGGTTTGCCCGAAAATATTTCGATAGCGACCGACCCTTCTACAATCATAAGAATTCCGATGATTCCCGAAATGAACACTTTTGGCGACTTCGAATTCAGGACGCCCGATTCAAAAATAGGGGAGTTATGGAATACTTTAATATCAAAGATTCGTGCGTTAGGCGGCCGTTATGAAGTTAATGTTAACGAACTTATAAAAGATGTTCAGCAAAAGTCAGGCATTGCTTATGAGTGGGAGAACCTGCAAGTTATGGAAAGCCGAGAAGACCGAGAGGAACTCTGGCGCGATAATATAAAACGCTTTGTCCGGATGTATTTAAGATTAAAAAGCCAGTTAAACCCAGCTATTGACCCGGCGCAAGCTATAACAATTGATTTTCCAGATATAAAACTTATCGATGATCCGGAAAAGGAAATGAATCGCTGGCTTGTTCTTATTAGCCGCAATGTCCGAAATGTGCTCGACTGGATAATCAGCGACAACCCCGATATTAAGACTTATGATGAGGCATTGAGAATTTATAACGAAAACAAAAAGTTTAACGAAACAATAGCCGCGGAGATACCGAGCGATGACGACGAAGGATAAGAATAAGCTTTTCGATCCTTTTTTAGAGGCGTTATTAAGGGCGGAAGGGAAAACCCGCCGCCTTTTATTATCGAACGCGAAAACAAAAGACGAGCTTTTAAAATTTGCGGCGGGCGCATACTATGATATATATTCGACACTCGCCAAAGAGAATTTACCGAAGGAATACAAAAAAGCAGTCGAGAAGGCGTGGCGTAAACTAAAAAAAGATATCGACAAAAGATTGAAGCAAGCAGGCATAAAGCCGTCGGAAGTTTATAAAGGGACGGATATTGTTAATTATATGAAACGCTGGGGCGGGCTCCAAGTCGACTATTTAACCCGCCGGTATTCGGCCGATTTATATATGGCGACAATAGAAGCGGCGTATAGCGTTGATTTCAAGGACGCGGTAGCACAATTAGAAAGCAAGCTCCCGCTTTTAAGCAAACGATATTCAAAGACTTTAGTCGAGACAAGCTGGCGAACTATGGAAAGCGGCTACACAATTAATCAGGCGGAAAAAGTGGGCGTTCAGAAGTTCAGATACGACGGACCCGAAGACGCGAAGAACCGCCAATTTTGCGCCGAACACGTGGGAAAAATCTATACGCTCGACGAAATAAAGCAAATGTATAACGATTTTGGGCAGAGCGCGTGGATATACCGCGGCGGTTGGAATTGCAGACACTATTGGACGCCTATTGTGGAGTGATTTATGAAGGTTGATATAAAACACACGAAAAAAGGAAAGCTCAATTTGCCGGATAAAAATAAAATGCTAAAAGTAGGGCTCGGCGGAGTTGAAGTGATAAGAAAACGGACGATATATGAGCACAAAGATGTCGACGGAAAAAGCTTTAAAAAATATTCGCCGAGTTATAGAGATTACAAAAAGAAAGTTAGGCCGGGCTCGGCTGGGGTTGATTTGCAACTGACCGGAAAAATGATGGCAAATTTAAAAGTTAAACGGCACAATGAACAAGAGGCAGTTATAGGATTCAGCGGCATTAATGCGGTTAAGGCGATAGTAAATGATAAGGTTCGGCATTTTTTCGCGTTGAGCAAGGCCGAGTTTAAAAAATTAATAAAAAAAGTATTCAAGGGTTGACAATAGGTGTTTTTTTACCTATAATTTAAAGTGTAGTGGGTAAAAAATTACCTATTGTAAGGAAGGAGCGGAAATGGCTATAAAAAAGCGAAAGGAAAACACGGCAAGTAGTGTAAAAGCTACTAAATACGCTGACCCGGTTAACAAAAAATACCCTATTGATTCGCCAGAACACGTCCGAGCGGCAATTGTGTATTTTATCCGCTACGGCTTGAAATTTTATACGAAACAAGAAGCGCAACTGGTAGCTCGTAGGATATTAAGAGCTGCCAAAGAATATGGAATAAATATAAGCAAAGACAATAAAATTTGGCAAATAGCAGGCGTTGAGCCCGCTTAAAATATTAAACCCCGGAGGTATTTTTTTATGAGCGACGAACTTAACAACACAAATGCAGGGCAGAACCCCGCAGGTGAGCAAGAAGCTCAAAACAACGGCGGAAGGCAAGAGGCCGACAAGCCGGAAAACAAAACTTTTAGCCGCGAATATGTAGAGGATTTACGCGAGGAAGCTAAAAAATACAGGCTAAAATTGAGAGAGCTCGAACAACAACTGGAACAGCAAAAGCAAAAGGAACTCGAGGAACAAAAGAAATACCAAGAGTTATACGAAAAGACAAAAAAAGAGTTGGAAGAGCTTAAGGAACAGCAGGAATTAGCGGCCTTCAATAAGGCTTTAAGAGATTACGCGGCAAAGGCAGGATTGCGGAACCCCGACGATATTCGTCTTGCTAATCTTGAAAACGTTAAACTTGAAAATGGCGAGCTAACGGGGATTGATTCCGTAATCGAACAATTGAGGAAAGAGCGCCCTTATCTTTTTTCGGAGCAAGGTGCGGGCGACAATACCAAAGGTTCGGAAGGCTCCGATAACATAAACCCGGACGACTTTTCGAAGCTGTCTCCCGAACAGCGGGAAGCTTTATTACGAAAAGCGGCCGAAAACTTTAAAATCTAAAATCAGGAGGAAAAATTATGGCTAATACATTACCTACCAATGAATTATTCGCAAAAGCGTTGATGGAAGAAATAAACGGAGAACTTTTCTTTTCAAAATTTATAGGTTCCCCGGGCACTCGTTCTCTTATTGTTCGCTATGACGACCTTTCTAAAAAAGAAGGCGATAGAATTAAGATACCTATTGTTAAATCTTTGACAGGTCAGGGCGTAAGCGGAACTGCTACCCTCGAAGGCAACGAGGAAGATATTAAGACTGCCGAATTCCCACTCGTTATCGACTTTATCAGACACGCGGTAGTCGTTAACAAAAAAGAAATTCAGACTACGCCTTATGATATGCTTACAACCGGTAAAAACCTTTTGAAAAACTGGGCACTTGAAAAAATCGAAAGAATGATGTTTGCCAATGCGTCCGCGAATAATGATATCGTTCTTTATGGTGGCGATGCTACCACTATTGACGAAATCGACGCAACCGACGTTTTATCAACCGCTGTTATTTCAAAGGCTAAAGCTAAAATAAAAGCGTCAAGAAAATGCGCGCCAGTAAGAGTTGAAGGTTCCAATTACTATGTTATGTTCATTGATTCTTTTCAGGCTTATGCATTGAAGCAGGATCCGGCTTGGAAGGAAGCACAGAGAGAAGCAAACTTAAGAGGCAAGGATAATCCTATATTCAGCGGCGCCCTCGGTATTTGGGACGGCGTTATACTCTACGAAAGCGACTACCTTGTAAGCGGAACGAATACCGGCTCCGTTCGCTACACAAAAGCTCTTTTAATGGGCGCGGAAGCTATAGCTTATGGCTACGGCCAGCAGTTTACTTTCGTCACCCAGAAGAAAGACTATGAATTCAAAGTAGGAATCGGAACTGACGCTTGCCTCGGTATCGAACCGATAACTTTCGACAGCAAACAGCACGCAATTATAGCAGTTATTACCGCGTCAGTAGACCCGAACGCATAATAGCGTCGCTCGATAAGTTAGGCGGGTAGGGCTTTAATGGCTCACCCGCTTAACATCTTATAAACAATTGAGGGGAGAGGAGAAATGAAAATAGTATATGTCGGAAATAAGAAAACAAAAGCCTTCGAAATATCAATTGGAAAAATCATCAAGTTTGAAAAAGGAAAACCGGTCGAATTACCGGAGAGCTACGCTCGCTATCTCATTAACGTTAGCAAAGACTTTAAAGAAGCTACGAATTATAGCGCAGATAAACGCAAAAGAATCAGGAAAGCAAAGGCAAACGATACAAAAGCAAATAAATCTAATGATAGCGGAAGCGGACGCGGCAACACTGGAAATGTTATCGATGCAGAAAAGCAGAATATTTCAGGAGATAATGAATAATGGCTATTAGCATTGACACCGAAACACTTGCAACCTACGAGGGCTTAATTAACGACGCTTTAACGAAAACCGGAAAAACAGACTGGGGCAGTCAGATAGAACAAGCGACAGAAGATTACAACTTCGAAAATGCCGCTATTATCGACTATATGAGCGACGAAGAAAAACGTTTAAGCCTTATTTATTATTGTCTCGCTTTTATTTTTCGTTATATGGCTACAAGCACGGAAGATATATTCTACCAGAAGCAAAAGCTCTACGAGGATAAATACCGGGCGGCTATAGGCAGAGTAAGCGTTGATACCGACGGAGACGGCGAGGACGACGCTGGCGGGTATAATATAGATTTGGTGAGGTGAGTTGATGAATTTCGAAGATTTTAAAAGCCATATAAAAGAGGCAATGACAAACGCCGGGCTAACCGAAGCGCCGGCGATTGCCACTTATAGCGATAGTATTGTGGATAGTATGCCAGATAAGAGCTATCGCCTATTACCGAAAAGTTTTTCTATTGATAACGGCGGAGCGACGCTCGGCCACACGCCGCGTGTTTTTTCTTTAGAACTGGGCGTTTTCTTTATTATGCGGAAGGACTATATTACGAATGAAATTTTAACAACTTGCGGCGACGTTTTGCAAGCGCTCGACAATTTAAAAAGAGATAGCGGCTTTGAAAATTTGGAAATAACGGCTGGCGATTTCGAACAATTGCCACAAGGCCTTAAATATAAAATAGAAATGACAATAACTTATTAGGAGGACAAAATGGCACTTTATAACGGCAAAAATGTAAAAGCAACAATCGGCGTAATGGACGGCGATGATAATTTAACAGGTGGAAAAGATAAGTATTTAAGAGGCGAAATAAGCGTAGACCTCGATGACCGCAATATGATAGTTGATGACGTGCTTGACGGCGGTGATTTGCCGGCTCCCGTGGCTTTGGTTCAGGGAAAAAAGCGGGGAAAGTTTTCTATAAAGCAGTTGGTTTTGTGGGACAACTTTTTTCCGGAGCTTATAAAGAATTTTGCAAACGTTGGCAATGCAACCAGTTTTCCAATTAGTTTTACGAACGATAGTATTGATGAAAAAGTTGTGCTCGGCATAAATCAAGGATTATCGGGAAATAACGTATTTATGGGGCGCCCCAACGAATTTAAATTGTCAGTTGATGCCGAAGAGCAATTTATTTCTTACGAATTTAACGGCGTTTTGGGGGAATACGATACGATAGACGACAGCGAATTTTCTTTGGCGGGTTTAAATTTGCCGCAAGGGAAGCCTTTCAAGGCGAACGACGCAAGGTTGCAAAATAGCACAGGGGACGATATTGCGGATGTTAGAAAAATAGAGTTAACTTTGAAAAATGGGCTTGAAATACTCGAAAATCTCGGCGACCCGAACTTTGGCGCGCCGGCGTATGAAGGCGAAGGCGTTTTGACAATTGCTTTGAATCCGACTACGTTAAACTTATTTAATACCGCTTTGGACGACGCCAGCCCTTTAATTTTAAAGATTTATGCGGAAGACCAAGACGGCCACACTTTGCTAATAAATTTACCGGGCGTTGCCATACTTGGGAAAGGCTATGATTTCAGCAGGCAGGCAAAGATTGGAACGCAGGAATTCAAGTTCAAGCTTGTTAGGGACGATAGCGGCAACACAATAACCATTAACTTTGCGTAATAGGGGGCTAAAATGGGACTTTTCGGAGAAGTAAAAAAACAAAATGAAATATTGGCAAGCAAGGAAATTGAGGGCGTTAAGGTCGACGTCCTCAATCTTTCCACAAGAGAGGACATAAGCTTGAAAAACGAGTTGGCGAGGCTTGAACCAGACAAACACGGCTACGAAATTATGCTGACGTCGGTAAGCCACACTTGCAGGTTTGATGGCGAAAGAAAAGATATTATTGAACTTGCCACCATTCCGGAAGATAAACTGGTTGAAATCTTCAATTTTTTAGTGGCGACAATAGCCGAACGTAAAAAAAAAGCGCATACATAAGGAAGGCAATCCTTGCGAATGTAAAAGGCGCAATTGATTGTATGGAATTGAGCGACGAGGAGTTGGCCGAAATGAACGCACTTATCATAAGTATACGAACGGGAATAAGCTACAACGAGTTAATGGCAATGCCGGCTGACGCATTCGCAAATTTGGTTTTCGCGTATAACAAACTGAACGAGGAGCAAAGAAATGGCCGCAGTTAGCGAATTTTATAACATTATTTTTACCACAAAAGGCGCAAAAAACGCCGAAAATTCCGTTAAGAAAATAGGCGACGCCGCCAGAAAAGTAAAGACGGCGCTTATAGCAATGGGCGCCGGGGCTTTTGCGGGCTTGGCTTATGCAGTAAAAGAAGCGAACGCGGCAGCGGAGAGCGAAGCAAAACTCGCTAATGTTTTGAGGGCTACGAAAAATGCGGCGGGTTTGACAAAAGACGAACTTTTAAAAATGGCATCCGCTTTTCAAAAAACAACGACTTTCTCCGATGAAATGATAAACGAAGCATCATCAATGCTCCTAACTTTTACGGGCATCAAAAAAGACGCTTTTGAACCCGCGATGCAAGCGGCGCTTGATATGTCGGTTGCTTTTAATCAGGACTTAAAAAGCTCAATTATCCAGATTGGAAAAGCGTTAAACGACCCAGCCAGAGGCTTTACGGCTTTACGGCGTATAGGCGTAAGCTTTACGCAGGAACAGGAAGAGTTGATAAAAAAATTTCAGGAGACTGGCAACGTGGCGGCCGCGCAAAAAGTAATTCTTGACGAGCTAAAAAGAGAATTCGGGGGCGCAGCGCAAGCGATGACGCAGACTTTTGGCGGCCAGCTTATCGTCCTTAAAAATCAATTAGGAGATTTTGCCGAACAATTAGGCGGTGTTATGATTCCGATACTTTCGGATTTAGTAAAAAATTATCTTTTGCCGTTCGCCCAATGGCTACAAACGCTGGATAAGGACACCTTAAAATGGATTGCCGGATTATCGGCCGCCGCCGTTGCGCTGGGAGCTTTTGCGGCCGCAATATCGCCAGTTATATCGCTTATTTCGACGGTGAGAGCTGGCATTACACTTTTATCCAGTTTGTCTTTGGCCGGAACGCCGCTTATGGTCAGCCTTGCGGCCTTTACGGCGGCCGTTTGGGCTGCTTATGAAGCAATTCAGGCGGTTAAAGCCGCTTGGGAAGCATTTAGAGCGCGAAAAGAGCAGGAAATAGCCGAGCAAAGAGCCTCAACACAAAAGCAATGGCTTGAAGCGGTTAAAAGCGGCCAGATAACAATGGAACAAGCGAAAGCTGGAATGGCGCAGAATTTATCACCCGCCGAATATATGGCGGCGAATGCGAAAAATAATCAGCCAATACAAAAAATAATCAATATCAATAATCCGGTGGTAGATAGCAACAATAGACTAAACGAATTAAAAAAGACGCTTGAAGCTAACGACAATGAGCGCGGAATTGATTTCCTTGGAATATAGGGGGAACGTATGGATTATCAAAAAGTAGTGCTTGATAACTGGCAATTTTTCATAAATCCGTCCGAATGGCAAGAGGATTACGTTGATATGCGAACTTATAAGCGCACGATAAACGGGACTTTAAAGCAGATTGGCGACGTAAAGAAAAAGCGCTTTTCGTTCAACGGCGTTAATTATTCAAATGACCCCGCTGAATCTGATGTTTTACAGTTGGAAGATAAGTTTACAGCCGGCGGCGCTCATAATCTAACAACTCCGGCTGGTGATATGTATTCTATCATTATTACGAAGTTTGAAAAGACTTATCAGGAAAAAAGGCTCATTTTGTATAGGATTGAAGCGGAGGAAAAATGAGCTATGGCGTATTAGTAAATGGCGTTGATGTTAGCGATTACATATACAATTTGCGGTATAACATAAATCAAGACGCTTTGCAAGTCTCCGGCGGTTGCGAGAGCGACTTGGAATTTGAAATTAACGACGAGATAGCTCTATACGAAGATGGCACACTGAGATTTAAAGCGAGGATAAAAAGTAGAGAAAAGGAGCTTTTGGTCGATTGGAAGCCATACTATCGTTATGAATTCGCCTTTACCTTTCAAAATTTGAAGCGGGGCGTAATAAAAATATCAAAAGAGGAACACGAGGGCGGCCAAACGAAAGATTTTTTGGAGAATTTATTGGCCGACGCTGGTATTGATTACTCTTATATAGGCGGCGTTAATTCCACAAGCATAGTTTTTGAAACTATGAGCCCGGAAGCAAGCACAATATCAGTTGCGCCTAACTTGGCGGCGCAGGGATTATCATTCACCGAAAACTGGGCTTATTTTATAAAAGATAACAAACTTTACATAACTGATAGCGATTTGCACGCTTTGCCGCACGAAGATTTGACACCGCAGGAATTCATAAATCCAAAAATAAGAAAAGTAAACAAGGTGGCGACAAAAGGGAAGTTTGTGGCCAAATACAATGCTTTTTCTACCAGTTTCAACAGTAGCGGGGACGCGGCGGCTTATGGGGAGCAAAAGCTCGAGCAAGACTTAACTTTTTTAAGCGAACAAAACGCGGAAAATGTTCAGAACAATTTTTCGATGTTCTCTTATCCATTTACTGTTTTGGAATTTGAATTTGATAGATTTCTTGACCCGCTGAAATTTTACAGAATTTTGATAGGCAACAAACCAGAATACGCTGATATTTTGGGCGATTATTACATTCAAGAAGAAAATCACGAATTGAACGAAGGGCGGATAGAACACAAATATAAATTGAAGCAATTCAAGGCGTTCTTGAACCCACAAAATCATATATCTTTTGTGGTATACCATCAACGGGGCGGCCGCAGAATACAAGCTTTCGGTGGCGGTGGTGGTTCGGGCTTAAATATCTTATCAAAAGTCAGCCAAATGAATTCGACGCTACCAACGGCGGCAGACGCTGGAAAGTTTGAAACAACG